GTGGAAATCTCTTCCTCGACAGGCATACGAAGGTCGTTCGACTCGAGCTCCTCTAGATTCTCTTTTATAAAATTATTATCTATAATTTTTTTATTTGTTTCAGAGATTTTTTCAAAATCGTTTCGTAATGAACCTAATTGTGTCTCGTCACTTTCTGAGATTTTTGGCAGATTTAATATTGGAAGTATATTGATACTCTCTAATTTATTTTCTTCTAACCATTTTACTATCGTATCACACTTACTGTTTAAGCCATTGATTTCGAGTGTTACCTCTCGAGATGCCTCTTTGAATATATCAAAGAATTCTACATATTCTTCTAGCTTTAATAGATCAATAAGAAACTTTTTTCTGTTTGTATCTGTCGCAGTTAGAAACTGTAGTGATGTGTTCGTATTCTGATACACAAGTTGGGTAAATGTTTTGAAATCTAACCCAAGTAGATTTTGTACTGTGTTATAGGTATTCGTTGCCGTATGGCTTGATATATCTTCTCCAGCTTTATAAAGTTTACACTTTATACTTGCCTTTCGAGTTACATCAATCTCATAATCTATATCATCAACTTCAAATTGTAGATTAATCCAATACCCGTCTTTGATAAAACGGTTTTGAATCTCTTGTTTCTTTATCCCTTTGCTGTTTTTATTAAAAAGTACTTCTTCAATAATAAGTGGTATGGAAGACTTGCCCATGCCATTTGTACCAACAAGTTGGGTAAGATTACTGTCATTGAGATTAAGAATATTTCCTTTGCCATAACTAAAGCAGTTATCCCATTGTAGAGTTTTTAGAATAATCATTAAATACTCCCATTATATTCTGTATTTTATCATCTGTTAAATTAAGTATAGCACTTAGATACTCAACTAATTCTTCATCCATTGTCATCTCTTTAAGATTCAATGTAGATTCGCTATTTCGTTTTATTACTTTCTTATCGAGTAATTCAGAGTTCTTCACTGTTGCAAGGTCTGCTACATCACCTTCAATCTCATAGATTGTATGATGAAAGTCTGTGGAAACCATATCCGCAGGATCTGTTACAGTCTGTCGTAACAGTTGGGGAAGGTCAAACTTATGCCAAGTCCACTCTGTGTGTTCGTCAATCATTAAGTAACCTGTCTCAACTGTATTTCTGTGAAAAGAAGTAGTCATTGGTGAGCCAGGATAAACTATATTTAGTTGTGTATTTGTGTGGCTATGTAAATCTCCTGCATAAACTACAGGAAATGCACTAAACCTGTTGAGATCAACCTCAGGTGTTACATGAGGTGGTATTTCACCACGCACATGAGTATACAGAGGTTTGTTTGGGTTACACTCTTCTATGCCGCCCTTCTTGTGAAGGTCAACATATGGTAGTATCGTACCCCATTCGTACTCCGTAGTCTCGTCAATTATTTCAACGAGAGGGTTAACATCTTGGGTTGCTCTCTTAAGATTCGAAAAGAAAGTCTTGTATTTCTTTGTAGCTTCATGGTTACCATCATAAATGATAGTAGGTATCTTTACTCCTCTGACAAAGTCAAAGTATAGTGTAAGCTCATCCATTGAAGGTACTCTGTCAAACAAGTCTCCTCCTATAATATGCATATCGACTTGACTTTCTAGTTCGTAGATTTTCTCAAAGAACATATCAAATCTTGCACACGCCCAGGGAAGCGGCACATTCTTTTGCCCTAGCTTTAAATGCCAGTCTGCCGTAAATAAAATCATGCTACGAACTCATCTCCAGGCTGCCATGAGCAACCTGTTAATCCACCCGCCTGTAAGGCTTGTAGTGTTCGTAAAATCTCATCTGCATTTCTTCCTGTATCTAATGCATTTACTGATACATGTTGGATTACTCCTTCGGGATCAATTATAAAAGTTGCTCTGTAGTGTACTCCATTGTCTTCGTCAACTATTCCTAGTTTGCGTCCAAGTTTAAGACCTGCGTCTGCACAGAGAACATGACTGATATTACGAATATCAGCATTTTGTTGTTTCCATGCAAGTTTACAGAACTCGTTATCTGCACTGACACCGATAATATCTGCATCATGTACAAGTTTATCCATATCTACAATCTCTGTAGGACATATAAATGTAAAGTCTTTTGGATAAAAGTACATTACTGTCCATTCGTTCAATAGTATGTCGACATCAACAATAGTATCTGTATCGTTAACTCCTAACATACTGAAGCTTGGGAACTGGTTTCCTACTGTAAGCATAATACTCTCCTAAGAAATGTTGAACTCATCTGACACTTCGTCAGGTGTTTCGGTTCCAGAAGGTGTAGTAACTCTTTGTAAGAGTTCTAATTGAGCATCTCCTGTAGGTCTAGGTAATACATCATCCATAGACTTAAGATCAGCAATAGCTGCTGTCTCGTCTTCGGTTAACGGTCTTGGTTTACATTTAAGAGCTTGTAGTCTGTACTCAACATTAAATGCCATAGGTCCAGTTTTAACTCTTTGGAAACATATATCCCATCCTGTTTCAGGATCAGTAGGGTCACCTAAGTCTTCAGCAGCAACCATAATTTGCTCCCAAAGTTTTTTCTTTAGATTTACTACTTTCACTGCTCCGTCAGTTGAGTCGATACACTGGAGTGCATATGCCCAACCACATTTAAGATCTGGAAAGAAGTCTCTCACATGATCTTTTTCCAAGTTATTAAATGTTTCTGTCTCTCTATCGAAAGCTAGACACTCCATAGGAATGTTTTTAGCGTTCTCGCCTTTGATCCAGTATACATATCTTGGTAAAATATCTCCCACTAGACGGAATTTGTTGTCTCCTTCTGTGTACTGATATTGATTAATTTTATTCTTTTGGGCTTCGCCCTTGACTTGATTAAATTTTATAGCCATTTTTTATTTTCTCCATTTTGCGTTATCTTCAAACTTGAAATGAATTCTGTCATCTTTTATTTGAAGAAGTCTGTTGTCATTAATTATTTCCTCCATTATAGGCAAGTGAATCAACTGTAAAGTTGTATCACCAGTTGCTTTATAATGGTGGTAGTTGCGATAGGAAGCTATGTTTAAATAAACTGCTGCTTCCAAATTACTGTAGTTTCGTCTTTCGACTAATAGCTGTTTTGGATTAACCAAAAAGCTATCCCCATAGAAACTTTTGCCGTAGTATTTATAGGTTGGGTCCTTATAACTAGATGGCATAGGTTTATGAGTTAAAATGTGTACTATAGTCATAACTGATGCGGGATCGCCTTCGGTCACGCTCATTATTTTGTTCATATCATATTTTATCATTATATTATATCAAAATTTTATGCTCTTGTCAAGCATTATTTTTCTATGGTCTTTATAAGGTTGAAATCTCATATCCTTGTTTTATATAGTAGCCTGTCCTAGCCGTAGCTTGTCGACTTGCTGTTTTGCCAATTAGTTGTATATCCACTACTGTAGGTTGTATTTTATCGGGGTACTCTCTTATTACCCTACCAATTAACTGTGTAAGTAGTGGCTCGTTATTTACTGGAGTTCCAAGTATTAAGCAACTAAGAATATCTAGTGAGATGCCCTCAGAGAAAATACTCTGAGTCCCAAACAGTATGTCTTTGTCTTCAAATACTTGTTTCATTATGTCTGCTCTGTTTTCGTGTGGTATGTCTCCAGTCACACAAACTGCATTGTCCCCTACTAAGTTATAACAACTTTTTAGGAAGTCAACTCGATCAGACACTACCAATACTTTATGACCCTTTGCGGCGTATGATGCTGCCGTCATAGCAATAGAATGTTGGTACTCTGGGTTATAAGCCAGCTCATTTACTCTATTGGCCCAAGGTATTGAGTTTCCATCCATAAACCGTATTGGAAGTTTTAGGATATCAATTTTTGGGATTATATAATTTTCCTTTGGTGGTTGAAAGATATTGTCTCCAAAGTAATCTCTGAACACAACATGTTTACCATCTTTTCTTTGTAGCGTACCCGATAGTCCTATCTTATATCTAGCACAAGACTTATCTATAATTCTTGCAAAGGTTGGACTACTAACATGATGCATTTCATCAAGTATAATAGTTCCAAACTCTTGTCTTATTTGTTCAATCTTTCTGTATAAACTCTGTACATTTCCGACTACGATAGGAGCATCTATATTAAATGTTCCACTACCAATAATGCCAGGTGCAAATCCAAATACTTTTTTACATTCAGTTTCCCACTGCTTTCTTAAAGTTAAAGTATGTGTAACTACTAATGTTTTCTGTCCGAGTTTACCAGCTATTGCTAAAGCCGTAAATGTCTTTCCCCAACTTACCCAAGCGTTAATTATACTACTGTCTTCGATTTCGTCATAAACCTTTTGCTGGCTTGGTCTTAATTCAAACTTGAATGTGGGAAACTCTACAGGTTTCAGGGTTCTCTTATCTTTTATTTCGTGGTCTTGTGGTATTAAATCCTCTCTACCAGCTGGAATAGATATCATTCCTTGTTTAATCATTGCCATGTTCTTAATAATGAATGGCGGGTCTCCATACTTAAATGAAGGTATAGCATAAGTTAACTCAGTGTCGATTTTCTTCTGAGTGTGCGGAAGCACCTCTAGATAGATTCGGTTACTAAGTACTGCTTTCATATGAAGTCAGGACCATTGTACCATTGAACTAAAGAGTATCTCATACCTTTAGTAATTGGATGTACTTTATGTAGTATAGAAGAAGGAAATACAATTACTGTACCTCTTTTTAACATATCTTCTTCTATATCTGCTTCCATATCGCCCCAGTAGTTTTTAAACTGTATTTCTCCGCCTTCATAGTCTTTTGGATCAGATAGTTGCACAGTTATAGATAATTTTCTATATAATTTTGAGTCTACATCACAGTCTCTGTGCCAATCGTAGAAGGCACCTTCATAGTAGTTTGCAAATTGTAATTGTTCTTTGCCACTTATATTAAACTTCCATCCAGTTTCAATATTAGCACCAGCTACATAGTCTACAACTAATTTTTCTATCCAACAATTCTCGGGGAAAAAAGATATAAGACCTTTTCTCATCTTTTCATTTCGGCTATTATCGCTATTAATAGTAGCAGGATTTGCTATCAGTTTTGTTCCTTCTTTTATTATAAGATCACAAAGATCATCTGATAAAGCAGATGACCAGTAGTAAATCGGATTACGAACAACTGTTCTCATGTTTCCATGTCTCCGTACCTTTGATTCCACACATCTTCATAAATTAATCTAAATTCTTCTACAGTAGGAACTTCAATATTTAATGTAGGATTGTACTCATTTGTTTTAGCAATATCCCACACATGACTAGCGTAAGCCACTAGTAATTGTTTTTCAGTGTATAAAAGCATATCTTTCTCCTGTCTCGTAGTCATAGCTACATACTGCACACCATTCCTCTATGGGATGGTTGCACTCATTTAATTTTAATTGTTCTTTTCTTTCTCGTGATTCGTGCATAGTTTTAACCCATTCATCTGAATTTTCTTGCCATCTTTTACTATTGCTCAAATCTTTCTCCAAGTATCTTTCTCTTTCTTACTAGATACATTATATAGTATCCATGGAATATTTTGTTTGTATAGGATTCCTGCCCATGTTATGTTATCATCTAAAGGTCTTTTCAGTGTGAATGGAAAGACACAGTCTTTACACCATAGTATACTTACTACTTCTTTTCTTTCTACCCTTAGAATTTTATGATACTTTAACTGTACCTGTGTTGTTTTTTCTTTTACAAAATAGTGTCCTTCTGAATCAATGTACTGTTTACCCTTGTGCATTAGCAGTGACGGTATATCTTGAACCATATACTTTAGAGGATAAATACTTTTCATCGGACTCTGAAGTCTACGAAGTCCAAGTGTTTTTCCTTTCATATTTCTATCGTCTAATACTTGATCTTCTACCCACAATATACCATCTGCCATTTCTACATTATCAGTGTGTACTGTGTACACAGGAAATACTATAGCCTCATAGTTCAGCATATTTGGTTTCAAATTTGCCAAATGAGTAGTCATCTCCAACATCAAAGTCACAACCAACTGGGCATCCTGGGATACTAAGTCCTCTATCTTTTTGTACAGCTTCAGCAATAACTAATTTATATGCCTCTACTACTTCTTCTTTAACTTCTGCTAGAATTGAATCATGCACAAGTGCAAATATTTTTGCGTCATCTGCCCAAGGAGTGCTGTTAATAAATGCATGAGCATCAATAGCTCCTAGCAAATTAATATCAGAAGCTACTGACTGAACTAGAAAGTTCATACCAGATCTGACTTCATGACTAGCAACACCTTTGTTGTCTGACATTACATTCGGTAATCTTCTTTTTCTACCAAAGTAAGAATATATAAAACCATTATCTCTAATGTATTTAGAAGATTGGTCTATCCACTTTCTTAATTGGAAAAACTGTCTGAAGTAATCATCAATAACTTCTTGTGCTTCGTTGACACTAAATCTACTTCCTGAGTCTTGTGTTACTTGTTC